GGCGCCGGGCAATGACGTGGTTCCGCTTGGCCTGTTCGGCGCGGTTGCACTGGACATCGACGCCGCAGGGACCATCACGGCAATCGAAGCGCCAGCCAATGCTACGGGCTATGCCAGCGCATCGGCGGCGGCGGCTGCTTTGCCAACGGTTCTGACGACGCGCGTTCGCATCGGCTACGTTACAGCCACTAAATCGGACGGCGCGTTTACGTTCGGCACGACATCGCTTGCAGCGGCAAACACGACGGTTGCTTACACCGACAGCGCGGTGAACACGGGCTTTACGACCCTGCTTTCTGACGCGGGCGCTTCTGTCTTTACCAGCGTGGACACGCTGGGCCAGCGCGGGCTGATGACATGGAAGAACCGTTTCGGGTTTACCTCGGTTCTCGACCTTAGCGCCACGACGGCGCTGAATTACTACACGGCCGAGAGTTCGCCTGACGATATCGTCGCCGGCCGCGTGCTTGGCGAGTTCTACTACCTGCTTGGCTCGCAGACGATTGAAGTCTGGTCGCAGACGGGCGACAGCGCCGACCCGTTTGCGGCGCAAGCGGGCATGACGCAGCAAGTGGGCTGCGCGTGCCGTGACGGCATCGTCAAGGCTGACAACTCGCTGTTTTTCGTGGACGAGGCGTTTAACGTCCGCCGGCTGGGTCAGGGCGGCTCGCCCATCGTCTCGGAACCGTGGGTCAGCGCGGCGCTGAGATCGGCAGGCGCGGCCAACATCATCGGCAAGACGTACCAGGACCGTGGCCACATCTTCATCAGCTACCGCACGCCGAGCGCCTGCATGGTGTTCGACGTGCTGACGCAGGAATGGCACACGCGCGCGACGAACCTGCAAAACTCGTGGCGCTATACCGACATCATCACGGCTGCGGGCCGCGTGTTCGTCTGCGATGGAACGGGCCAGTTTGACGAGCTGAGCCGGGATTACACGTCGGAAAGCATGGCGACGGCGTCCACGATGGGGACCGAGATCGTTCGCGAGTTCACAGCGCACATGAGCGGAGTTCCCGATAGCCTGCCCATCACGACGCTGCGGCTGGAAAGCTCCAAGGGCGTTGGCGTGGCAACCGGGCAGGGATCTGACCCCATCGTGCAGATGCGCGCGTCAGTGGATGGCGGCAATACGTGGACAAACTGGCGCGACCGCAAGCTAGGCGCGCTGGGTGTTTATGACCAGCGCACTGTCTGGCATCGCTGCGGCCGCACGAAGCTGGCGGGCATGGTGTTCCAGTTCCGCAAGTCCGATCCGGTCAAGGCCGCTTACCTCGGCGTTCTGGTAAATGAGGATCTGTGATGGCGCGGGCTCCTAAACCGCCATCGCTGGCCGTGCCGCTCGTGGACAAGGAAGGCCGCCTTACGAACGAGTGGTACAAGTACCTGACGGGCGGGGTGTCCTTCACGACAAACGTAAACAGCGGCGTTGCAGCGGCGGCACTTGCGGCGGAACAGGCGCGGGCCGATGCGGCGGCGGCACAGGCTACGGCGGATGCGGCGGCGCAGGCTGCAACGGATGTTGCCGACGCAGCACTGACGTTCACGCTTTCAGCCAACAGGTCAGGGGTTTTTGGTTCGCGGCTCGGTACAGGATCGGTGACGACAAATTCCGTGACCGTGACGGCATCGGGCGGCACCGGGCCGTATACGTACGCGTGGGCGTATGTGTCAGGCGATGCGGTGTTTACAGCGGGCTCGCCAACTGCGGTCACGACGACATTCAGCGGCACTATTACGTCGCTCGGTCAGGACTACACGGCGGTCTGGCGTTGCACGGCGACTGATTCACTGGCCGCCACGGCGTCAACAACTGTCGGCGTCTCTATAGCGGAGATTTCGTAAAATGTGGGATCAAATCGCCAAGTTCGCCATAGACAACGCCCCCGCGCTGATCAATGCGGGCGCGTCTCTGGCTGGCGGCTACATGCAAGGCCAAGGCGGGCAGGCGTCAGCCAAAGCGCAGCAGGACGCGGCGAACCAGACGACCGCGCTTCAGCGCCAGATCTACATGGACCAGCGCGGGCTTGCCTCGCCCGGGTACATGACGGGCGGCGCTGCCTCCAACAAGCTCGCGGCGCTGTTCGGCATCGCCCCGCAGGACTATCAGGCGGCCTACGGTGGCGGCGGGATGAACATGCAGGGCGGCTCGCAGATGCTGCCTAACCTCGGCGCAGGCCAGCCTGTGCAGGGGCGTTCGGGCGGCGGCGGGTCCAACGCGGCTGCGGGCGCTGTCGGAAGCATCGCTGGCACATTTCTAGGCGGTCCTCTCGGCAGCGCTGTCGGCGGCGCGTTGGGAGGCATGATCCGCGACGGCGGCGACAACTGGAAGACAGTCGCCACGCAGGCTCCCGGCGGGTTCGACTACGCCGCATACATGCAGCAGCCTGACCTTCAGGCCGAGTGGGCCAAGCCGGACATCAAGGCGCTGTTTGGCGGCAACCAGGACGCATACGCAAACTGGCATTACAACCAGTTCGGCAAGAACGAAGGCCGCACGCTCGCGCCGATGGGCGGCGAAAAGACCAACATGCCTGTCGGCGGCGCGCAGATGGCGGGGCAGTCTGGCGGCGCGATGGGCGGCGCGTCCAACCCGCTCGCGGAGTTCTACGCCAGCCCCTATGCCAAATTGGCCACGACGATCAACGACCAGCAGTTTGACCAGATCAAGGGCAACCTCGGCGCGGCCGGCAAGTCGATCAGCGGGGCTGCAGAGGGTCGCTATGCAAAGACGCTGGCGGGCAACACCTACGGCGCGTTTGGCGACTACACGAACCAGCTCGCCAACCTCGCGGGCATGGGGCAGACGAATTCGCAGCTCGCATCAACTGCGGCCGGCAACTACGGCGTCAACGCGGGTAATGCGATGATGAAAGCCGGTGATGCTCGAGCGAATGCGCTTTCATCCGCATACAAGGGCTATGGAACCGGCATCAGCGATGCCGTCGGCGGTATCGTGGACTACGGCAACAAGAATAAGTGGTGGTCTACATGATGATGCAGAACCCGCTTGCACCGAAGCCAATGGGCGGGCCTGCGCCGGCCCCGATGAACCCGACCGGATCAATGGGCCTGCAACAGTCCATGCCTGCCCCGCCGAACAATGCACTAATGCAAGCAATCGGCGGCGGGCTGAACGCCTTCCGCAAGAGCTTCGACCCGGAAGGCTACAAGGCCAGCCAAGCCGAGGCGAAAACCGCAGAGGGCGACAAGCTCAAGCAGACGCTCGCGCTCATGCAGCAGCAGCGCGCGATCCCCGAAGCGCAGCGCGGCCAGTGGTGGCAGCAGAACGCGCCTGTCATCAGCAAGATCATCGGGCAGGACGTCTCGCAGATGCCGCTGGACGTGTCGAAGTTCACGAACGATGCGCTTGACCAGCAAATCGCATTGCTGAACGCGCAGATGGGGATTGGGCCTGTTGTGCCTGAGGCGTACACGCTGGCTCCGGGCGCTCAACGCTACGGCGCAGATGGTAGAGTTGTCGCAAGCAATCCTGGCATTGAGAAGACGCGCGCTCCCATCATTATCGGGAACGTTGCCTATGACCCCGAGACATACCAGCCGGTTATCACGGGGCCAGAAGCTGCTTACACCCTAAGCCCTGATCAGGTCCGTATGAGGGGCGATGAAGAAATTGCACGCGGTCTCAGCAAGCCTCCGGCCAACGGCATCAACCTGACCTTCGGAGAGGGCGGCGCGGTGTCGGGCCTGTCCATCGGCGGGCCTAGTATGGGCCTCGGCGGCACGGGTACGAAGGGCAACGAGCCGGCAGTTGTGCGCAGTCCGCAAGATGGCGGGCCGGTTGTCACTCCGGGCGAACAGCAGTTGCGCGCGAACAAAGATTGGCAGCGCATCAAGTCTGGCGAAAACCAGTCTAAGATTGTTTTGAGCAGCATTGCTAAGGCCAAGCAGCTTGTCAGCCCGTGGACAACCGGTCCCGGCGCTAGTCTGAAAGACTTACCATTCTTCGGGCAATCGACTGATGCGGGAAGTCTTTCTAACCTCTTGACGACGATCAAGACCAATCTGGGCTTTGATAAAATCGAGGAGATGCGCACCAACAGCCCGACAGGCGCTGCGCTAGGTAGCATTACAGAAAAAGAATTGGCGTTCCTTCAAGCGGTTCGCGGTTCTCTTGAACAGGCGCAGAAACCTCAAGACTTGTTAGACGTGTTGGAGCAGGTCAACGACTTCGTCATGGGCAGAGAAACCGCCCGTAAGGAAGCGTTCGCGCAAGACTATCCCGACCTGGCGCAGTTTGCAGGCTTCGCGCAGCGCACCGCAGCCGAAGTCAAGCGCCTGTCTAAAGACATCAACAAAGCCGCCGCAGAATATAACGCGCTTCCCAGCGGCGCCCGCTACATCGACGATGACGGCAATGAGCGGACTAAGAAATGAACCCGCAAACAAACAACGCCAAAGCGCAGAAGGCCGACCCCAAGCGGCCTTGGCTCAACGATCCTATCGTGGGGCAGGTGCCAGCACAGGCGCAGGCGAAGCCGTGGGCAAACGATCCGATTGTGCAGCCAGCGCAGCCAGGCAAGCCGCCTCCGGGCATGGTTTTTGATCCTCTGGCGCCGGCTGGAACCAGCGGCTTCGTACCTGCTCCCAAGCCGCAGCAAGATCCTATCGCGCCACGCTCGCAATGGACCGGCGGGCTGAAGGCAACGCTAGACACGGTACAGAAGCCGCAGCCGTGGAACGAAGGCGTTGCGGACATCCTGCAAGCTGGCGCTGACTTCCTGCTAGCCCCGCTTGAGGCGCGCAATGCCGGGCCGAACGATCTGGTGGGCGATGCTGCAAAGATGGTTGCGCGTGGCACGGCAGAGCTGCCTGCGGCTGTCTTTCGCGATCCTAACCAGGCGGTCAAGGATTATGACCCGTTTCACCAGTTGGGCTACGGCTACAACAACATGGTGGACGCTGGCGGCGACGTCATCGAGGGCAATTTCAACACGGCCGGCGCGAAGGCTGCTGAAGGCGCGAACCAGCTTGCAATGGGCGCCCTTGGCCTTGCGGGCGTCAGGACAAAGCCGTCAGTCCCGAGAAATGCGCTTGCTGTTGAACCCACCCTCCGTGAGACGGGGAAGACGCTCGCCGCTACTGCTGTCCCCGGGCGGAAGACTAGGCCGCAGGCTATGGACGCGCTCGGACGCATCCTCCTCGCCAGTAACGTACCCCGTGACCGTGTAACTAGTGGGCTGGCTAAGGTCGTAAAGTCGCTGGAAGAGGGCGCGAGTTTGCAGTCGGGCGGCTCTGTCCGCGCGCCAACGGTCGCGCAGCTTCTTGAACGTGAGTTTGCCGAAGAGTTCCCTGAAGTAGCTCAGAATATCCGCACCGTTCTGCTAGAGCGCAGGCTGTCGAACAAGCCAAAGGATTCGAGCTCTACCATTGTTCGGGATGCCGCTCAAGAAATGCGGCAATCGCAAGTCCCGTTCCTTGACGAGAGCGCAAGCGCCAATCTCGGCAGCAATTCGCGCCTTGCGACCAGCGCCGATGTGGAAGCCAACCTTCGTCAGATTGGCGAGGAAGGCTATGCGCCGATCGTCTACCAACGGGCGGAACCGCAGCGCGCAAGGCAAATTCAGGACGTCCTGAACGGTCCCGGCATGAATGAGCTGGGCCGGCCGCTGCGCCAGATCGCGGCGGGCGAGGGCGTTGATATCGACGTTATGATCGCCCAACGTCCTATCCAGGCTGCGCACTGGATGCAGCACAAGGCGCGGCTGCTGGCTTCCGAGAACGAAGGCACGGCGCTGGGCAACGCATATAACAACATGCGTTCTCGCATTCTGAAGACGATTGACGACCTCGAGACGCCAGACGGCCAGACCTATGCGCAGATCCGCGCTAGGTACGGCGACGAAGCTGGTATCCGTGACGCGCTGTCGGCGGGCGATCGGTTCGGGGCGATTGTCCGCAACCCGGATGGGGCCAACCGTTTCGTTGAGGCTTTCAAGAGCGCAACGCCAGAACAGCAGGCTGCGCAGTTGGCATCAATTCGCGATTGGGCGCAATCAAAGCTGCGCGGTGGGGGCGAGGGCGGAACGGCTCGCATGACCGAGCTGAAGAACATTGCGGTTTTGGACACGCTGGAAAAGCTGGGCGCGCAGGGCAAGGCGCTGGCTGACGATATTCGCGCGGTTCGGGATGAAGAACAATTCCTTGGCAGCTTCTACCCGAACGCGGAAAGCGCCACGGCCAGAAACCTGCTTGCGACGGGGCAGGGTGCAGACCTCTACTCACGTCCTGGCGCGTCTTCCATGCCGGTCAACGCGCTCGCAGACGCTGCCCTGATGGGAAGCGGGCTTGCCGCTGCGCCGATCATGACGGCCATGCGGCAGGGTCCGAAGCTCTATCGCGGCATCATGCAGCCTCGCACGGCAACGCGAGAGGACATGACGCGCGTGCTGATGTCGCGTCCAAAGCCCAGCGAGCGTGTGCTTGCTTCTCGGGCTGATAACGCTACGCCGCAGAACCCGCTAAACATGACCCCGCCTCCCGCGCCATCCGGGCCGCCCATGAATGCGCTTGCGCCCGCGCCGGCACGCATCGAGCCGCCCCCGCTCGTCATGCCCGAGGCGCAACAGATTGGCCGCTGGGAAGGGCCTGTGCCGCAGAAACCGCAATCGCTTCTGGCGTGGGTCAGGGGCCAAGGCGGCATCAAAGACCGGAACTACATGAGCGGCGATCTAAAAGCCGTCATGGGCCGCGCGAACGCCATGCCGGGGCTTCTCAACAATCAATCCGGCAAGGGCCTCGATGACATTGTGTCGGCCGCTTACGAGCAGGGCTTTGACGTTGATCCGAACGACGCAAACAGCCTCATGCGCCTGATCGAAGAAGAAATTGCGGGCAATCCAAGCTACCGCATCGGCGCCCGTGAGGAATGGGACATCTATCAGGAATATCTCGCAGCCAAGCGCGGCGACCTTTCCGAGCCCAACTAACCCCACCCACCCCCACCACAAACGACCCGGCCTCGCTTCGCAGCGGGGTTTTTCGCATTGGAGCTGTCCATTGGCCCGTTCGCCGCTCATAACCAATCTGATCGGCACGTCCGGCTCCGTGGAGGCGGGTGGGCTTGTGACGAGTTACGTTCGTGGCACGACCACGCCGGTTGCGCTTTATGTGGCGTCTACGGGCTCATCGCTGCTCACTAATCCGGTTGTGGCCGACAGCCTCGGGCAGATCACGGCGTACCTGGATGACGCGGTGGAGTATTCGCTATCCGCCACCACGGCCAACGGGGCGACGACACTCTGGCAGGCTGACGTAATATCGGGGACGATTTACTACACCTACGTCAACAGCGGGCTCATCACCGAGTTCGAAGAAACTGCGACAGGCACAGGCGCTTCGCAGATCATCACGATTGATGACGTTGTCCTGTCGTCCGTTTATCAGGTTGTCGTTACGGTTGACGGCGCAGTTCAGCCAGTCACGACCTACACGGTCACGACTGACGAGACGGATTCGTTTGTCACCCTGACGGCCCCGCTTGCCTCTGCGATCTATGTCCGCAGCAACGCTGTTCAGGGCATCGCCTCGACGGCGGGGGACGACGTTGTCACCTCCACCGGCTCCACCACGGCGCGGACGCTTGCGGCGCGTTTTGCAGAAGTCGCGAACGTGCTGGACTTCGGGGCTGTGGGGAATGGCGTCACCAATGACAGCACGGCTGTCCAGGCTGCGGCGACATCGCTGACCAGTGGCGGGACGCTCTACTTCCCGCCTGGCAAGACTTACAAGATAAACACCGCCATCCTGATCAGCGTCAGCAACGTGCATGTCGAGATGACCGGCGCGATCATCGACGCCTCGGCGCTCACCTACACGGCAACGCGCGGCTCTGGCGCGGTCTTCCGCTTTGTCGGTTCGGTCGTCCTCTCCACAACGCTTTCCGCATCGGCGGCGCAGTATGACCGCACGCTCACGCTTACAAGCGTCACAGGCGTTCAGGCAGGCGACATCATCCGCTGCACGTCCACGCTGGAGCAGTACCGCAACAGCACGGCCATTGCTTACTATTTCGATGTCAACCGCGTCATGTCCATCAGCGGGTCAGTCGTCACGCTGGAGGTGCCGGTCAACATGGCGCTGTCCACGTCTGGGCCGACCGTCAGCGTGGTTGTCCGCAGGCCGGTTACGAACGTCAGCGTTACGGGCGGGCGTCTGATCGGCGGCGGCGATCTGGAGAACCTGGACAACAGCATCGGGCAGTGCGGCCTGTGGTTCGAGAACGTCGCAGGCGCGAGGATCAGGGGAACCACCTTCGACGGCTTTCAGGGCATCGCGGTTGGCACGGAAACCTGCACCGACATCGTCTGCGACGATCTCACAATGTACGGCATTGCCGACAGCGCAACCATCGTGGAGGGGGAGAACTCCGGGTTCTACGGCATCGTCTTCCTGCGCTCGCGCCGCTGCAGCACATCGCGCATTCACGGCATCCGGGTGCGTCACGTCATCGACGCAACCTTCTGTATCGACGTGTCGCAGGAAGATTGCCTTGGCGCACGCACGCATCGTGGGGCCTTCGGTTCGCACGAGGGAACGCACGAGCTGATTGTCAACAACTGCCGCGCCGTTGACTGTTATGCGGGTGGAGTAAGCCGGGCGTTCACGTCGATCTGGACGAACAACAATTTTGACGCAAACGGCGGCGCTGCAATCACGACGTCTGAAATGCTAGCCTCTGGCGCTGTCGGAACGATGGTGGTCAAGGATAACAAGCTTCGCTCGCGTTCAGTCAGCTTCGGCGTCGGCGTCAGCATCACGGGCGTCTTCTCGCCTCTGGTTATTGCTGACAATGAAATGACGACGCCGACTGCGGGGGTTCGCTTCGACACGGCCAAGATCAGCAACGTCATTATTCGAAACAACGACATCGATGGCGCTTTCGGTGTTGACGTGGAGTACCCGACCGGAGCGGAAAACCTTGATTTCTTTTCTGGCATGGTGATCGAGGACAACCGCTTTACGAACTACACGTCCAACGCCGTTGATCTTCGCGGATCGGAACTGATCACCGCGCCTGCAAATCGCATCTTCATCCGTCGCAACATGGGCATCCCATCGCCTGGCGCTTCTGGCTCAGGCTATCTGCTCCGTGCGAACGGCTGGTATGGCGAGGATATCGAGATCACCGACAATACACAGCTAGGCGATACCTCGGTTGTGGTGTCGATCTGCCCAAGCGCGCCGTGGCTGATCACGTCTGCGCCCGTGGTCGAACGCAACACCGAAAGCACGAAAAGCACGAACACGCACCGCGTTGTCGGTTCCAACACGTCAGCCAGTTATGTGTCGGGCGCGACTGTCCTGAAGGGCCAGATCCTTCAGCGCAGCCAGCCTGGCACGGCGACCATCTTCGGATATATCGTCACCACGGCAGGCACTGAGGGGACGCTTTCAGGCGTCACGTCGAGCATTGATATTGGCGTCTCGACCACGACCGTCAATCTCTCAGGCAACACGATCAGCAAGGTTTACCCCGGCTGCTATATCACGGTCGCAGGCGCTGGCGTGGCGGCTGCAACGCTGCAAACCCGCATCACAGCGGTCGCGGCTGATTACTCCACGGCGACACTAGAGACAGCGGCATCCACCACGGTTGTTGCGGCAGTCACCGCCTACCGCGCGCCAGTGTTCACCGCCTTCGCCACGACGTCCTGATCCCTCTCCCCACCATTCGCCCCAACCCTAACGGGAACGAGAACGCATGTCTGTTTATCCGAACATTGGACGAACCGTCGCCGGGCTTGGCGATGGCCTCTCAACGCTGTTGCAAGAGGACGTGGAGCAGAAGGGCAACCCGCTGCTGTTCGCGGTGGGCATGTCCTCGTCAGGCGTCCCGCTTGCCAACGCACCCATGCGGATCAGTGCGCAGTGGACGTTCGACACGCCGCCGATCTTCCGCGACCGGGCGCACACGCTGGCGGCTCTGGGCCTTAGCGTCAATGGCGATGTCTCGGGTGGAAATACATGGCAGGCGCTGCAAGTCTTTGACGCTGGCATTCAGGTCTTTGCAGATTTCAATTTCCAGAGCGATGACGCTGGCGCGCTTGGCCCGGTCATGCGTCTCTATCACAACAGCGCGACGCCCGCAGCGAACGACATCATCGGCGTGGTCAATTTTCAGGGCGAGGACAGCGCCGGCAACACAACCTCCTTTGCCGACATCAGGGCCATCATCGAAGACGCAACCAACGGCTCGGAAGATGGAAACCTGACCATCTTTGCGACAGTCGCCGGGACGGCTGCGGCACAGCTCCAGATCGGAAACGGCGTCTACGGACCCGGCGCAACGGGCGGCTACAAGGGCCTCGGCACGGCCAACTTCACGGCGGTCTATGACGATAACGTCCTGCTGTCCTGCTACGTGTTCGACGCCGCCATGGATGGCAAAGTGAGCATGGCGAAGTGGGATACGAAGGTTCCTGATCGCGTCTACCCCGCGCGCTATCTGGTCGAGGATATCGACGAGGATGACCCCGATACCGGCGAGACGACCCGCAAGGCCGTTCGACGCAAGGTAGAGGACGAGCGCATCGAGGCGCGCTTCCACGATCCGGCGCGCAAGTTCGCATCAAGGCTCGGCGGCAAATACGACCCGCTCGATATCGAGGGCTACTCTCGCCACTGGCAGGAGAAGCGCCACCTCACATCCATGCCCAACGAGGACAAGTTCAACCCGGTGGCTGGAATGGCGACTGGCGCATGGGTGCAGCGTCTCATTGAAACAGTCGAAATCCAGGCGGTCCACATATGGAAATTGCACGAGCGCTTAAAGCAATTGGAGCGGCAGTCCTCTTCCTCTGCGGATGCGGCGGATCGGGCGGGGGGGAAGTAGACATGGCTTACGATTCAGGCCGCGCAACTATGGTCGTGGATATGTCCACGGGCAAGGACATGATCACCAACACGTCGCTTACCCGGATGCCCACGACCGAGGGCGCGCAGATCGAGTTGATGAGCTGGACGACGACCGCTGACGGCGAACCCGTCGCGACGACAGCAGACAGCGGCGACAGTGTCGGGGCCAGCTATTCCGGGCTCGATCTTGGCGCCCATATCGGCTTGGCAGCAGGAACGGCCCTGAAGCCTCGCCGCATGTCGATGACGTTCTCGCTGACATCGGGAAGCGCTAACTCCGGTTCTGCTGTGATGATCTCCAACCCGAACGGGCTGGGCGATATTGATGACATCACTGGAACGGCGGGCGCATCGACCGGAACGGGCTCGGGGCTTACCCGCGTCGGCAAGGGCTCGCTGCATATCGTGGCGACCGAAACAAAGGTCGATATCGGGATTTATACGAACAACAGCTTGTCAGCCACCACGGTCAACTACCTCAACGGCGATCTGACAAAGGACGGGGCGACGAAGTATTCCCTCACCGCTGAAATCCACGAGGACCGCATCATCGTCTGGCTTCCAGACGGGCAGGTGTGGACGAACGTTTCCGCCAACTACTACACCGCTGCTGGGCGTTACATTCAATTCGAGAGCTACACCGGATCGGCCAGCGCTACGCGGGCGAGCTTCTATGCGTTCGGCGCTGAAGCGGAGGTTCTGTGATGACGCGCACACCGAAGCAGCAATTCGACAACTATGCGGAGCATATGGCGCGGATGCTTGGCGCGTCTGCGCCTCCCCCTCGCAACAGGCCGAGACGACCTGGCATCTGGGCCAGCGGCGGCATGGCTGATGCGCCGGTTGTGGAAGTCGCTCCAGAGCCAACGGTTGACCTCGCAGCCGAGAACGAAGCCCTACGCCGGCGCATCGCGGAGCTCGAGACGATACCGGAGCCGACGCCAGATCCGGAGCCGGAGACACACTTCGCAGACCTGATGCTTGCAGACGAGACGCTGGACGATGCGCGCGTGCGCCTGTCGCAACGGCTGCGCGAGCTGCGTCACTACCTGATGGCCCCGGAAATCCGGGTGAATGAAGACGGCTCCCTCGGCCTCACGGGCGAGGAGCAATCCGAACTGCAAGACCTTGAGCGAAGGCAGACGCTGGGGCGCTGGCTGGAAGCCTGACGCCCGAAACTGAAAGGCTGGGAAAATGGATGACGATTTCAATGAGCGCTTCAAGGCGCTCAAGCGTGAATTGCGTGAGGTTGCGGAGGATTTTGAACAACTGCGGAAACGCAAGGCAAACGGAGAAGACGTGGAACAGATCGCAGCGAAGGTGACAGCTATCGAAACCGAAATGCGGACCAAGTTCGCATCGCTCCAATCCGACAGCCAGGAAGTCCGCCACGCGCTCCAGAAACTCGTTGAAACAATCGAACATCTCCGCACCGACCTGTCAGTCCACAAGCGTGAAATTGCGCAGGTACAGGACACGCAGAAGATTTCGGGATGGTCGCGCATCCCCGTCGCCGGATGGGTGCTAATGGCGGTCGGATGCTTCGCGGTGATGCAGCTCGGCCTCGAGAGATGGGCTGAGTTTCAGGGGCTGGGCCGTTGAGAGCCCCCACAAAAGCAGAGTGGGCGTCTGCTGGCCGGTGGGTCAGGGATCACGCTCCCGCGTTCACCGTGTCCTTCGTGACGTTCTCCGCACTCTGGGCCGCTGTCGTGGTGGCGTGTCTGACGCTCTACGTCTGGGACAGCCAATTTTACTCCAGCCTCGCGCCGCCCGGCATGGAAGCCAGCTTCATGGCTGCGGGCATCGTGTTCCGCACGTTCGTCATCTTCGGCGGTCTGGCAATCGTTTACTTGAAAACCAACAAGCTGAACGCCTCTGCCGGCCGCACGCTGCGCTTCATCTGGGTTATGGGGCTCATTGCGTGTGGCATCGCTGCGTTAGGCTTCGTCACTGAAGGAAACGACTGGCACTATCGTAAGGGCGCCGCGATTACGCAGACGGAAAGCGCATCGACGGAAAGCGCCGACACGATTATCGCACGCGCCGAGAAAGAAAAGGTGGCGATACGCGCCGACCGTGACCAGTTGGTAGCAGCCGCGCGTCAGTCGATGAACCTTGTCCTTGATGACGGCAACAGCCGCAACGATGACGTCTCGACCTACGAAAAGAACATCGCGCAGTACCAGACCGAGGCGCAAGCCAAGCTGGACGAGCAGGACGCGAAGATTGCGGCGGCTGAAACCGACAGGCTAGGCGCGCGTCAGCAGGCGACAGAAGCCGCCATCGGTGATCCGGCCTTGCCCGCAGTGTTCCAGGCTCCCGCGCGCTATTTCCCCGGCTTCGATGGCGTGACCTTCCGGGACATGTTCGCGCTGTTCTGGGTAATCCTGCTCGAGGCGTGCGGCTCTGTCGGCGCGCAGGCCTTGCTTGCGGTCCAGATGGGCATGAGCAAGCGCAAGGAAGCGCAGGAAAACGGAGCCAAGGGCGGGCGCACCACATCGCGCCGCCGCCTGATCGAAGACATGCGCAAGGCGCGAACCGAAACCAAAGCCGATCTCTCGGAGGATGACAATGGCAATCGAGATACTACGCCGAAGGCCGCCGAGTGAGCTGTACCCGTCGAAGGCCGCGCTAGACCTTATCCGGCACTTCGAGGGGTTGAGCCTTACCGGCTACCTCGACCCTATCGGTATCCCCACCATCGGATACGGCAGGACCGGGCCTGTAGCTGTCGTGGGCAAGCGCATCACGCTGTCAGAGGCCGACGCGCTGCTTGACGAAGACGTAGCACGACACGCGCAGATTGTGCGGGACCAGATCACAGTGCCGCTGACGCAGGGCGAATTCGATGCGCTTGCAAGTCTCGTCTTCAATCTAGGCTACATCCCAAAATCGATGAAGGCTTGCCTTAATGGCGGCGTGACAGACGCGGGCAAGGTAATGACGCCAGGCAGCTACGGCTCGGCGCTGTTGCAGTTCCCGCGCAACTGCCGCGCAGGTGGCAAGCCGCTCAAGGGCCTCTACCGGCGAAGGCTGGCTGAGGCGTGCCTGTTCTGCGACCTCCCGTGGGAAAACGCCTGTTCGATCAGCGTGGTCCAGCTATCTGTCGATGACGCTGGCAAGATCGACCCGAACGAAAGCACGTCTCTGGAAGACACCCTCATGCGTGCGCGGCTCGATACGTCGAAGCCGCCCGACACGTCTCACATTCTCAAGAAACAGTGGTCCGAAGTGATCGCGAAAAAGGCTGAACCCCCGACCTCTGTGATTGAGGCGGAGGGCGATGCGGAGCCAGCGGAGAAGGAAGCCCCCCAGCCCAACCCCCCTCCGCTGGTATCTGCGCCCATTCCTGCGCCGCCGAGTGGTCCCGTGGTCGCAGGGCCGGCGGTGGTGGTCCCGGCTCCCCAGCCGCCACCGCCGCCGGTTAAGCCGGCGCCGCCGCCACGTTTGCCAGATCCGCCCGTTCCCATCGGCCAACAGACCGGCGCTGTAGACGCTGCGAGAAAGTCGGAGGAGTGGTCATCATCTGCCAAGTCGATGATCTACTCTCGCCGATTTTGGGGCCTTCTCCTGGTTGTGGCGGGCCGTGTGTGGATGCTCAAAACTGGCAGCAACGCGGTTCTTGGGGCTGTTTCTGATCCGCTCGTGATGGAGATGTTCTCAGGCTTCATGGTCATGGTGATCGGGGAAGCCGTCCAGCACTGGGGCGAACGCAAAGCGACACGGCCTCTCAAATGATGGCGCTGTGGATGGGCCTGCCACAATGGGCGCGCACTGCGCTTATGTGGTGCGGTGCGCTGTTCATGATGGCGCTAACCGGCAAGTTCCTGCTGTCGCAGCACGACAAGCGCATCCGCAGGGAAGTGAACGACCAGCGCGACAAGGAAGCGGCTGAAGTCGAAACCGCAGTAATCACCCAGATCACGGAAAACACAAATGAAGTCGTTCGCGAGGCTGACGCTGTGCGCAGCCATACCGCTGTTGTCGAGCTGCCAGACGGAACCAAAAGCCTCCCCGAATATCATTTCCGCGACTAGCGGGGCGGTATGGAAAGAAGTGCTCTGCACCACGGGGACGCCGATCCTGATCTCGCGCGGCGACGTGCTGACGCTCCAGACTGCCGAGGCAATCGGGGACCACAACAACGCGATCTTCTGCGCTTGTCCGGAGAAGCGGCCTCCGGCGTTTGATGCCGCCATTTGCAAAACATAGGAGACTTGACGTGAACATTCTCGGGCTGGAAATCACAAGCAAGGGGGGCGCCGTGAACTGGATGAATGTTCGCCGGTTCTTCTACGTCGCGCTCGCAACCTGGCTGGTCGGCGTTCGCCTGATCGGCCTGAACCCGTTCGATGACAAATCCATCGGGCTAGACACCATCCTCGACGGCCTCGCGCTGTACGCCGTCTGGCTGATCGTCTGGCACATGCTCTGGTCGCTGCGTCCGAAGTTCAGCTAACCTTGCAGGTACGTGTAACCAACCCGGCGATGCTCGGCGCTGTCGCGCTGTGTGTCGCCGGGGCCATCGGCGCGTGGGCGTTCGTGGCCGGCCATGCGCATGACTGCGCGGCGCGCTGGGCTGAAAGCGGCCTGCGTGTGACCTACCGGGATGGGCAGTGCCTCGTGGAAGCGGGCGGGCGGTTCTACCCTGAACGAGTTATTCGGGTGCATGTGCGCCAATGAGATACGTGCCGTTTCTCAAGACGCTGTTGCTGGTCATCTCGAGCGCAAGCGCGCTGGTATGGTTCGCTGTGGTGTTGGAGAGGTTGAAGGCTCACTTCTCCCCGCTCCCCGCT